ATCTCATCTGACACATTTATCAATAAATATTATCCACAAGGAAGGACCTTGTAGAAACTAAAAGAAGGACTTTTACAAATGGCACAATTTGCAACAGATACGGACCTGTTAGAGTATGTTCCAGACATCAAGAAATATGGAATACAAGACTGGTCAGCACAGCACGAGAAGACTTACGACGACATAATCAGACTACTGAATATAAAATGGTGGCCTACAACTGGATTTTCAAGATATGACATATCAGTCCTTGGGGGAAGCGAGAAACTATCACCAAGCAGATTGAATTCAAGCCAGTTCACGAGGGCCGCGGTCTATCACACTCTTGCCTATTACATCTATCCTAAACTTTCAACATTTGAACCTGATGGAGATTCTTTCAGGGAACAGATGGGTTTTTACAAGGCCAAGTTTGAAGAGGAATTTGATCTAATATTGAAAGATGGCGTCCACTATGACCTTGATTCATCAGGCACATTCACGGACAGTGAGAAACAAGCATTTTATAAAGGTAGATTGATTAGATAATGTCAGCAAGAGAAGATATAGCAAAAAACATAGTAGAGCAGTTGGAGAATATGACTGATCCAGCACCAGGTCTGGTGTCAAGGGTTTTCTTTGATGTCAGCAAACTGGCGATCACACAGTTCCCAGCGATCTTGGTCGTGACCAACAACGAGGTCAGGGACGACATATCAATGAATGCCAGGCAGGGCGTGATACAGTACGAACTTAGATGCTATGTCAGGGGCACGGAAGTTGACACCCTGAGGAACGAGATAATTGAAAGGGTTGAAGAGACCCTTGAACTGTCAAGGGACAGAGACATCACCCTGGCAGTGGCAAATATTCACAATGTAAAGACACAGGTAAGAAACATAGATGTGGTTGACAGAGAACTACCACTTGGAGAATGTGTGATCACTGTGGATGTCAAATACACATACAAAAAAGGAGTCTTATAATGATTGAGATGTTCAAAGGAAAAGATTCAGAGATCGTTGGCGGCAAACAAGTCCAACAACGACTGAAGGACGGATGGACCTTTACTCCGTCAACAAAGATCACCAAGGCCAGCAAGGACAAGATCAAGGCTGACGCGGTGGTTGAAAACAAACAAGATCTTGACGGTCCAAAAGATCTAACAACAGAGGAGTAATCAAATGGCATACGGTTCAACTACATTTGATGGTCAGGCTGGAGTTGTTAAGGTTGATTCAGGTGGAACACCAACAGCGATGGCGGAAGTGAGAAGTTTCACTATTGACCAAGAAACTGCAACTGTGGAATCAACAGTGATGGGCGACACGGCGAGAGCATACAAGCCAAGTCTAACTCAATTCTCAGGAACAATGGACATCTTCGTGTCTGACCAAGACGCGGGACAGATCGTGACTGAGACAATGGGTGCTGATCCACTGACACTTGAGGTTTATCCATCAGGTGAGACCACAGGTCAGAAACTAACTGGAGAGATAATCATCACAGGTCATTCAATCACATCAAACTTTGATGGAATGGTTGAGGCAAGTGTGACTTTCCAAGGAACAGGTGCGTTAACGAAATCAGCCACTCCATAATAGTGAAGATTTCAATAACAATATCACCTCAAGCAGACGGAGTTATCTCTGGCCTTAAAAGGGATTTGGCCAAGCAGGTACGCTCAATATCCAACGATCTTTTCAGTTCGCTGAAGAGATTCACACCAGTTCGTTCTGGTCGTGCAAGGGCAGGATGGAGGAAACGTGATGGTAGGATGAAATTCACCATCAGGAATAACGTTCCCTACATTGGCAGACTTGACGATGGATATTCAAACCAATCACCTAAGGGTATGACACGACCAGCCGTTAGGGAGGTTGCTAACAAATACAGGAGAAAAAGATAATGTCAGCAACAGACAAAATAAAATCACACTTCAATTCAGCGATTGACGGTGCGATGCAAAAAATAAAAGTTGAAGAATGGGATATGGACATCTATTGTAGGAAGACATATTCGTTCAAGGATGAACAACGGATCATACAACTACAGGCTGAAGGCAAGATAGTTGATAGTCTCGTTGAAAGTCTCATCATCAAGGCCAGGGACGCGGAAGGCAAGAGGATCTTCGCAGACGCGGACAGGGTCACACTGATGCACGAGGCTGACCCCGCAGTGGTCACAAGAGTGGTAGGTCAGATCAACAGTGCTGGTCCAAGGACTATTACACCTGTTGACGCGGCAAAGGAATCCATTCCAACCCAGAGCTAAGACTCCTTTTGGTGTTGGCGGACAGGCTCAAGAAGAGCCTGTCAGAAGTAATGGAGTTCACTACCGTTGAACTTGAACTGTGGGCTGGATACCTTCAACTGGAAGCGGATGGTCATAAAAAAACTATGCGTGAAATGAAAAGGAAACGAAAGTAATGGCAGATGCGAACATAGTCCTTAAAGCGGACAGTAGACAGGTAGAGAAGGCAAACAGGAACCTTGACAGGATGAGGTCAAGCCTTGGCGGCCTGGGCACGGCGGCCAGATTGGCGGCGGGTGCTTTGGTTGGTATAGGAATTGGCAAGTTTGGTGCCAGCGTGGTCAATGTTGGACGACAGGTGGAGAACCTGCAGACGAGATTCAAATTCCTTTTTGGATCAGCGGAAGAAGGTGCCAAAGCATTTGACACATTAAGCAAGTTCGCGGGAACCGTTCCATTCACACTTGAAGAGATAGCGGCCGCATCAGGTAACTTGGCCGTGGTATCAAAGGACGCTGAAGAATTAGGAAAAAATTTACAACTGACGGCCAATGTTGCGGCCATATCAGGACTTGATTTCAGACTCGCTGGAGAACAGATCCAGAGGGCACTATCAGGTGGTATATCATCAGCGGACCTATTGAGGGAACGAGGTATCAAGGCACTACTTGGATTCAAGGATGGTGTCAAGGTCACCACGAAAGAAACACAAGAAGCATTTGACAGGGTCTTTGGACCAAACGGTGAGTTCGCGGGAGCGGCCGTGGCATTGGCCAACAACTTTGATGGTCTACAATCAATGGTACAGGATAAGTTCTTCAACATCAAGAAGATCATATCAGACGCAGGACCATTTGATAGATTGAAAGCGATCATTGGTGTGTTTGACAAGGCTATCACAAACAATTTTGACAACATAGAGAAGGCCGCACAGGGATTTGGACAGGCCATCGTGACTGGTTTTGAGAAGACACTGATTGGTGGTGCTATGGCCATTGACGCTATAAAACCAGTGATTGATTTCTTCCAACGTGCATTCAACAACATAGTCAACGCAACCAACTCACTGCCAGGATACATCAAGGCCTTGGGTGTGGTTGGATTCCTCGCACTGGGTATAAAAGGCAAACTGGTGGTGGCGGTCATCGCAGGTGTGTCTGACAAGATAGTGAGCATATTCGCTGGACTGATTGATTTCATCGCCAAGGGCAAGGCCAAGGTGGCCCAGTTCTATGACGCCATTGGTATGAAAGAGGCCGCGAAGAATATGCGGAAGAATTCTATATCAATGAAGAAGGAAGCAGACGCATTGAGAAACAAGTTCAAAGGCGTGGGCAAAGAGTCAAGCAAGACCGTAGAATCAATAGACCAGATGATAGAGACCGTGAGCGAGAACACGGGTGCCTATGGCGAGAACACCACAGCAGTTCTTGAATTCCTCAAATCATTGAGGGAGGAAGAAGAATTACAGAAGAAGACCAAGAAATCAATTGAGGACAAGATCGCCGCTGGAGAAAAGGATGTGGACACAACCAAGAAACAGGCCAAGGCGATTGATGAATACAAGGATGCGTTGGGCAAGACCTTTGACGAGGCACAGGAGAAATTCTCCGCCATAGACCTCGCCGTTGGTTTGACCAAACAGGTCTTTGGATCACTGAAACAGGGCATTGGTGACGCATTCGCGGACGCCATACTGGGAGCCAAGAGTTTCAAGGAATCAATATCTGACCTGGCCAACAACGTGCTGAGGCAGTTGATATCAGGAATCATACAGATTGGACTACAGGTGTATGTGTTTGACGTGTTGGCTGAGAAGATAAGGAACGCCAGACGTGAGGCAGACGCACTCAACAGTTCATTGAAGAAACAGGCCATCGCACAGGCGGCTGGTAGCCTATTTGGACCAATTGGTTCAGTGGTTGGAAGCATCTTTGGAGGTTTCTTCGCAGACGGTGGTAGGATCCAGTCAGGCCAATTTGGCGTGGTTGGAGAGCAGGGACCAGAATTGGTCTCAGGACCAGCCAACGTCACACCAATGGATGAAGTGGGCGGTGGTTCAACCAACGTCAGTTTCAACATCAGCACGATTGATTCCACTGACTTTGACACACTACTAACTACAAGACAGGACCTGATCATAGGATTGATCAACAGAGGTCTCGCAGAACGAGGCAGAAGGAGTTTAACAGCATAATGGCAGGTACATTTCCAATAACGGCGGGTTTCACAACTTTAGATTTCCAAAGCAACACCAACACCAGGGTCACAACCAGCGTGTCTGGCAAGACACAGAGATTACAGACTGGAGCACAATACTGGAGTTTCAGCCTCAAGAGTCCCAAGAAGAGCAGGGATGACATTATGAGCGACTATGCGTTCCTGGTAACACAGAACGGACAGGCGGACACATTCACCATTGTACCACCAGTGATAACCAATGCCAGGGGCACCGCTTCAGGCGTGATAACCAACGACGCCACGGTGGCGGCTGGACAGCTCACCTGTGATGTTGCTGGAGGAGGTCAAAACAACACTTTGAAGAAAGGCGATCTGATAAAATTCTCAAACCACGACAAGGTGTATATGATCACCGCTGACGTCACGCTGACTGGAGGCAATGACACACTTGAGTTCTATCCACCTTTGGTCACGGGCATTGACAACACCACCACCATCACCTATGACAACGTGCCATTCAAGGTGTATCTCACAGGTGACAACATCCAATACAAGTCCAGCACGGATGGACTGTACCAATACCAGATAAAAGTAAATGAGGAGATCTAATGAGCAGGCAGTTAGCATCCTCTCTGGAAACAAAATTAGGGTCAAGGAGTGTTTTTGGTGTAGATCTCATAGAACTACATCTCTCTACCAACCTGTATTTCACCAGTTCAAACATTGACCTGGACTTTGACAGCAACACGGCACCAGATGCAGGTGTGAACACATACCTGGCACAGGGACAATTCCTCTACTTCAGCAACATCACGGAGAGTTCAGACCTCAGGGTTGGGCAGGTTGATCTCACGTTCACCGCTGTTGACACCACCACCGTGGCATTGTTGTTGAACAACAACTATATGAACAAACGTGTGGTGATCTACAGGGCGGTCCTTGACAGCGATTACAGTTTCACATCAGATGACGTGTTCACCCTTTTTGATGGCAGGATAATGAATTACAGCATCAAGGAGACTGATTCAACCGCAGAGGTCACGATGACCGTGGCCAGTCTGTTCGCTGACTTTGAAAAAAAGAATGGCAGGCGTACCAATGACGCCAGTCAGGAGAGCGTGTTCAGTGGCGACCTTGGGATGAACTTCTCAGCGGAGATCGTCAAAGACATAAAATGGGGTAGGAAATGATGCAGATCAGGGACTTCCACACCAAAGATTTCACACAGTTCAATGAATTGGCCTACAAGGCGGTTTTTGAGAGGGGATTCGTTGACACGGAATTTGACAAACAGAATTGGAATGTGCATATAAAACGATTGGTTTCGCTCAACAGCAACATAGTGAGAACCATTTGGGATCAAACAGAGATGGTGGGATTCTACATCCTGCAACTGCACAACCTACCTTGGAACCACAGGACACAGGGCTTGTTCACTTTGATACACCTGTCAGGCAAACACAGGACCAAAGAAATATATGCCGCTTTATTCAGGGACGCACAGGCGGTGGCACAGGCCAATCACTGTGAGAAGATACAGACCACTGATCAGAGCATCTTGTGTGACAACGACACCAAATTAAACATTCTACACGGTCAAGATTACAACCAGATTGACTTCGTTTGGGAGAAAAAAATCAATGGATAGGCAAAGATACCCAAAACAGATTCCTGACGCATATACAGGCGTCTGTGTTGGAGCAAACACCATTAAAAGCATCACAGATGATGTGATTGACTTCTATTTGAAGTTTGATCGTTATAACCATTTGACCTATGTTGATCTATGGCAACACATACACCCTTCTATCAAGAATGATCAGTACAAAGTTTTCCAAACAAATGGTGAGATATGGGGATTCGCCAACTGGGCGTTTATGAACAACGACGTACTGCACAAGTTCACCACAACAGGCAAGATACACACACTGGATTGGATGACGGGATTCAACCTTTGCTATATTGATTTCGTGGCTTCACGAGATGCGTTCTATGTTATGAAATGGTTGAAGAACCACAGTGTGAGGATGATGGGTGCCAACAGACCAATATACTGGGCACGATCAACCAAACACAGGATCAAGAGGGTAACCAAACAACACACGAAAGGACATTGGCTATGGGCGGAGTAGTAAGATCAGTCACCAAGGCGGTCAAGGGCGTGGTCAAGGGAGTTGGCAAGGTGATAGGCGGCGTGGTTTCAGCGGTGACATCACCGTTTGGTGCCAGCACTGACGTACCAGACTACGACATTGGACAGGACCAGACACAGGCCATACAGGGAGTGCTCCTAAACCAGGAGGGGGCGGTCAGGGAGATACCCATAATCTACGGTGAGAGACAGGTTGGTGGCACGAGAGTATTCACATCAACAAATGGTTCAACCAACCAATATCTTTACGTGGCTATGGTGTTGAGTGAAGGTCAGTGCAACGCGATGACCAAACTTTTCATAGACAACAACGAGATACCCTTGAGTTCATACGCACACGGCGTGCAGGCCACGGTGGGATCAGGCAGATACGAGGGCAGATTGAAAGCACAGTTCTTTGATGGCAGGGACGACCAGACGGTCTCAACACTGCTACAGGAAGCACCCAACTGGACGTCAAATCACAGATTGCGAGGTTTGTGCTACATCGCATTGAGATTTGAATGGAAGAAGATTGAGTCACAGGCGGACGCGGACAACAATCCCTACTCAGGTGGCATACCCCAGATAAGGGTACAACTACAGGGCAAGAAGATCCTGGACCTGAGGACCATCAATCCCAGCACTTACAACACGGCCTACGGCAGTGACACACTGACCTATGATAACAACCCTGTCAACGTGTTGGTTGATTACCTAAGGAACGACAGGTACGGCAAGGGACTACCCAATGAGGTGTTTGACTGGACCAGTTTCAAGTCAGCCGCGGACCAATGTTTCACAGTGGTCACCTACGCCAACGCGGACACATCCAGGGCATTCACCTGTGATGCGGTCATAGACACGGCCAACAACCTTATGAGCAACTGCAAGATCATCCTGGCAGGTTTCAGGGGCATTATGCCATACCAGCAGGGCAAGTATTTCCTCAAGGTTGAGAATGGTGGGGACGACACGGACATAACTGCCACCCCAGCATCACCAACCACAGTTTTCACGGTCACCAATGATCACATCATTGGCGGTATGACCATAGAGGGCGAATCAAAACAACACAAGTGCAACAGGTGTGTGGTCACCTACATTGACCCCAACGCCAACTACGAGCCCAACGAGGTTTCATTCCCTGAACCAGGGAGCAGTGACGACACGACATTCCTCGCACAGGACAACAACATCAGATTAGAGAAGCGGATCACACTGCCAACCATCGCTGACAGGCGTATCGCTGAGCAGTACGCCCGTGTGTTCGTGAGGAGATCACGTTCAGAGAAGTTGGTCAGTTTCGCCACCAACCTGGCCACGTCAAACACATCAGTGGGTGACCTGATCAGGGTACAGAACACCCACCTCAGCCTTGACGCGGTGTTCAGGATAATGGATATGAGATTGAACACCAGTGGCAACGTGGAGATAACCGCACTGGAGCACCAGTCAGGTGCCTACGCCATTGACGCATCAGGCACGGACTACGTCAGACCAACCACGAGTCTACCAGATCCATTCCAGGTGATCGCACCAACCAACCTGACGGTGCAGTCAGGTGCGGCATTCAATCTTGAAACCAACGATGAAGGATACCTGACCACGGACAGCACGGTAAGGAGGCTCAAGGTCACTTGGACCGCTTCAACGGATCCATTCGTGTCAGAGTACATCATACAATTCAAGGTCAGTTCACTCAGCGACTACCAAACCGCTGGCATCACGGTGGACACGGAATTCTTCA